GTTATTTTTAGTCGGTTATTAGCCGATGAGGTTAAGGACTTGGAACTTACGGTAGTAAGTGTTCGTGTCGTTAGTAAGCACACCGCTAATTGCCGTGTCAGCACCCTGCTGGCTGTTGCCGAATGGGTTCTGTACCAGACCGTAACGAGTCTTGAAGCCAATCTTTGGCTGGAAGGTGTCAGGGTCGATAGCACGGACCATCTGCAATGGCACGTATGGGCAGTAGAACACGCCTGCGTCGTAAGGGGTTGCGCCCTTGTAACCGACGATGACGTAATCCGAACCCGTTACGCTGTATGGGTCAACATAGACGCGCAGGCGACCGAACAGGGTACCCGCGAAGGTGTTGCCCGTATCGTCAACTGCGAGATTCGTGTTGTTGGTCAGCGCACCCTGATAGTCAAGCAGACCGGTCATCGACAGAGCCGATGCAACGTCAGTGCTGACGATCAGAATGTTGCCCTTACCACGGCGCGTGTCCTTGGCAATCTTGTTGCAAGCCTTTTCGACTGCGAACAGAAGACCCTTGAACTTTTCAACTGCCCAACGACCAGACGTATCTGCCGAAGATGCGAGGTTGAAGGTTGCCGTCGATACACCGGTTACGCCGACGTTAGCGACTGCGTAAAGGGTACGAACGACTTCACGGTTGATTTCAGCCAGAATTTCAGTCGAAAGGATGTTCGACAGTTCTGCTTCTGCGTCAAGCCCGTGAATTGCCTTGAGGTCTTGTGCCAGTTCCAGCGTGTACTGAGCCTTGAGCGCACGGCTCTTAGCAACAACGGACACACGGCTGATCGTGAAGCCCATTTCTGCCATGGTCGAGCCAAGGACTTCTGCCGTAGCAGTTGCCATACCCGTACCAGTGTTTGCCGTACCAAGGATGCTGCTGTTAGCAACGTTGCCAGCCATAGCAGTAGCGGTATGGACGTTAGCACCAGACCATGCAGTGTTAGCTTCGTTGTACAGTGCTTCTGGCGTGTCAGCGGTCGTAAGAACGCTGTTGCCAGTGTTAGCATACTTAGCCTGCATCGCGAAGATAAGACCGGTAGGACCAGTCATAGGCTGCACGCCGCAAACGTCATATGCCATCAGGTTAGGAAGCGCACGGCGAACCAGACCAATCAGGATAGGGTCGAAACCCTTGATGTTGCCTTCGCCACCAGTGACAGGAGACATACCGCCGCCGACGCTGTTAGGAACAGCTTCGAACATGTTGCCATATGCCTGTGCTTCTTCGCGCATTGCGCGCTCTTGGTTCTCAAGAATGACAGCGGTAACTGCCTTCTTGTACGGATCCTTGATCGCGTCCAGTTCAGGATGCTCAAGGACAGGTGCCCACTTCTGGACATAAGTTTCAGATAGATACATTTTTGTTTCTCCTATAGAGGTTGAGTTTGAAGTCGCTTACTTCGCAGCGATCTTCGAAATTGCTTGCACATAACGATCCATAGTTGGACTTACTTCCTTGGAGTCGGTTTCGACAAGTGCCTGTGGAGCCTCTGCCTTACTCTTCTTACCAGTTGGGAAGTAGTTCTCGCGAATCACTGCGAGCCTTGACGAATACTCACCCTCTGTGGTGAACTCTACGCCCTCTGCGAGCGACTTGATTTTAGCGACCTGAACTTCCGTCAAACCTTCACATGTCTTGCGAAGGATTTCCTTCGACTTCGACTCGTTCAACGCCTTGTTCAGTTCTGCGTTCTTTGCGACCTGTTCTGCGAGTACCTCTTCCTGCTCGGCAACCTTAGCTGCGAGTTCTTCAACGAGGTCAGTCTTCTCTTCTGGAACTTCAATGTAGTGTTCCACGAACAGGTTCTTTAGACCAGCCATGAAGTCTTCTGCGATTTCAGCACGCAGACCAGACTCGACAGCCAGCTTGTTTTCTTCCATCCACTGCTCGACCACGTAGTTCAGATACTCGTCTACCTGTTCCGTGAGCGTTGCTTCGACTTCACCAATGGTTTCTTCCATGATGGACTCGTTCTGCTCGACTACGGTTTCTACGATTGCTTCGACGCGAGCGCGAACCGCCGCTTCGAAAATGGTCGTTGCCTTGGTCTTGAATTCTTCGGAGAGTTCTTCACCGGAGAAAAGCGCATCAATGTCTTCCTTGCAGGAACCCATGTTCTCTGCGACCAAAGACTTGAGAGCATCCTTACGTGCTTCTACGATTTCCTCGTCGGTCAGTTCGACCTCTTCCTTCTTGCACTTGTCTTCGTCCTCGTCCTCATCCTCGTCGTCTTCGTCGTCTTCCTCGTCCTTAGCTTCGGTGACAACTTCTTCGTCTTCGGTGGACTCTTCTTCGGACAGTGCTGCAAGTTCAGCAAGTTCTTCCTCTGAAAGTGAGTCGAGATATTCATCAATCTCTTCCTCGGTCAGTTCAAGATCTTCTTCATCTTCAACGGACTCAGACCTTGTTCCCGGCATGTACTCAACGGAACCCACAGCATTCTGCTCTGGCTTCTTCTTCGTTGGGTCAACTGGCTCTTCTGATGGTGCGCCTGCCTGACCGGGCTTTGGTGCCTCTTTCATCTTAGCGGATGCAGCGGCACCCACAGCATCGCCTTCTGGCTTGCTCTGGTTGTCGGATCCACCGAGTACATCAACTGGTGCGCCG